CCAGGGTGTTAAGGGCTACCTTGTTCTGCATGCTGTTATCTCCCCATGAGGATATTTAAACTTTTTCGGCAAAGGCTATCATCTCCTCGCCGATCAGTTGCAAAATCCATTGCCGATCCTCCGCGGCGAGTTCCAGTCCAGAACCTGTATTCAACGCCAGATATGGCCGAGCAGGAATGGTTACCTTTTTTCCCCTTCCGGCTTGGCCTCCGAACTGATGGATAGCCGCATAAGGAATCGAGCCTGAGCTGCCTATTGTCACCCCGTGCGCGTCCGCCTGGAAGTGGATAGAGCCGGCAAGATCGCCAGCCTCCCAGAGGATTTTTTTGCCGGTCAGATATCGCTTCCCTTTGGCGGAAAGACCGCCGTTTTTCTTCCAGCTGGTCTTTTGTTTACCAAGGCCAATCATCAGCGTGTCCTGAGCCAATGCCTTCCACTTCACCCCATTCGGGCCACATTCGTTTTGGAAATTTTCCAGCACACGCCGCTCGTAGAGTGTCCCTATTTTTGTCATCACCTGCGTCATATTGCCGAGCTTGGCGGCGAGGGAGGAAAGAGCCGTCTGAACTGCCCTGTCTTCTATTGTGATGGAGATGTCCATTTGACTTTCCTCCTCCCCAGGGTTATTCTTCTTTTTGAAGGTAACGGGCGACAGCAGGAAATTGCGGTGTGCCTGCGGCGTGCCCACGGCAACGTGGCGCATGGAATGGAGGGACAGCCGGCCTCCCGCCCGTTATCAGTTTTACCTGATCCGTTCATATCTCGTTGTATCCTCCAGAGCATTGCCGTCTATCTTAAATACCGTGCTCGTCTCGTTTATCGTCTTCTTCAGCTTTGCCGCGTACACATCCAACGCGACAACTATCTTGATTTTTCGCTCATCATCAATGGCTAGCGCCTTCTGGACATAAAGGATCTTGCCGTCGGTCGTGTCGTAATACACCGCCTCGGGACTGAGCACACATTCTGGCAAGGCTCGCCATTCTTCATCACTTAAACCATTACCGGCCTCTTGATGACGAAGGGCTTTCTTCCCGCCGACCAAACGATCGTTGATAACAATGCCGGAAGATTCAGGGATGACATTCTTTTCTGCCAGAAAGCCGATATCAGCCAGAGACATACTGCCCAGAAGCGCATATTCTCGGCCGGTATTTCCAGCTAAGGCCTTTTCAATAAAGTCGGCGTATGATTCCTGTACAACCTTTCGCGCCGGAGCCTGGATTGCCTGAAACATCGCCGCGCCAATATCGACCGGCAATTTGGTCAGCTTGTCGGTTAACAACCGAGCCGGTTCAGCTGTTGCCGCTTCCTCGCCGACATTGTAACGCCACCCCTCGTCGGCCATGGTTTCCCAGCCTTCCGGACGTGGACCGGCATTTTGTATCTCGCCAGACAGTGCGGCAACCGCCTTGCAATGACAGCCCCAGCCGTTACGCGGGTAGTTAACACTCCAAAAGGGATCAGTAATAGGCAGAACAGTTCCGTCCATTGCCACATGGGTAGGGCGGGGATTGCGGACGCCGTCCCTATGCACATATTTAAGGTGCGTAGTTCCCGCCGCGATAAACTGCTGCCAGCGTCCTGCCTGGTAGGCATTGCCGATATTGGTCCGCCAGATCAAATCGCTTCGCCAGGCGGCGCTGCCGCCTTTGAGCTGCCAGCCGTAACGCTCAACCAGGGAAGGAAACTGCTGACGAAACTCTCTGATATTCAGCCCCCCGGCAATGGCGCTGTCTACCATCTTCCGCAAATCGGCTAGCAAATCTGCCTGTGAGGCTCCGGCAGAGGCAAACGCCTTGATATGGGCAGCACCTACCAGATCGTCATAAGCCTTAGTCGGGATATTCAGCTTATCGCGAAAAAACTTCTCAGCCTCGGCAAAAGGCAATCTAAAGACCTTGTCGAAGTCGGCTGAATTCATTCTTTCGTCGGCGGAGGGTGAGGGCATCAGGGATTACCGTTTAAAGTATGTTTAAAATTTCCTGTATCGATCGCACTGATATGCGGGCGTACATTCGGGCGTCCGGCTGTGAAAATGCGAATTTGGGGCATTTTAAGCGTTTTCATTTTTCCGTCTGGATTTCCTCGGCCACATCAAAGCGACCGGCCAGCTCGGCGAGCATAAAAGCCTTTTGCATAAGGAGGCCAAGTTCGGCCACCGGCTTTGATCCGTAAAGAGCCAGGAGACCATCGCGGAAGGCCTCCAGGCTATCGACCTGGGCTAGCAGCTGCGCCGCCGGATCGAGCAGGGGCGCAAGATCGGCCTCGGCCATAAGCTTTTCGGCGAGGATCTCCGCCGGGTGTTGCTCTTCAGGAGAAGCGGACGGGACCGCACGGTTAGCGGCTCTTTCGCTTTCCGGCGGTAATTCCCCGGCCGCGAGTTTTTCTTTTGGCGGTTCTGCCGCAGGCTTTGCCACGCCCAGGCACTCGGCACCCTCATCCGGATCGGGCAGGCCGAGCTTATCACGGACAACCGATTGCTCGACTTTCAGGCCAAGGGGCACCAGCTCTTTTAAGGCCGTTGTAAGGACGGTTAAATCTTCGTTTTCAACCGCTCGCAGGATCAGCTCCGGATAGTTTTCCTGCGGGCCGAAGTTGAGATCAATAAAGGGCCGGACCAGGTCGCGGTTAAGTGTTTCGGACAACTGGGACGCGTCGTCATCACGGATATCGGAACGGACCTCTGACTGCGCCTCATCGCTGCCGAGCTTGCCGGGGGTGCCGGAGGTTGTCGCCGACTGGCCGAGGATACCGCGGCTGACCTGGGTATCAAGCCAGTCGGCCAACTGCATAAAGAGATTTGCGCCACCGGACCCGGCGGATTTTCCCGCCTCGATAAATTCAACCTTCATTGACTCGGGGATGACCGCCGCCGCATCGCTGCCGAGGTTGGCCACCGCCATTTTCAGAATTTGAATGTCTTCTTTCAGCGCGCCACTCTGGTATTTACCAAGGCGCAGCGGCATGCCGAAGACCTCGGCAAAGGCCAGCCAGTCTTTAATTGTGTAGTTCTTGCAGAGGTACGACCAGGCGGCAACCCTGGCGATACCGCCACGGATCGGCAGGCCGGTCTTTAAGTGCGGCAGGTGAACAATGAACTTATACGGGGACAGCTCTATGCCTTCGGCCAGGTTCTCGGCATCAAGCAGGCGGATCTTCCTGCGTGATTCGCGGTCGAAAATAAAGAAGCGCGGATCGCGCCATTCGTAGGCGGCAGGCAGCCACTTGCTGCCACGTTGCCAGATGATCTCGGATACCGAATAGCCTTTGCCGAGTGAATCAAGCAGGTCTTTGAGCAGGCCCCTGAACCCGGAACGCTTCACCAGCGCCCGAACCTCATCGGCCAGCTGCACGTCTTGTGTCTCATCGCTTGCCGCCTCGACGATCACCGGCAGGGAGGCCACCGCCAGACGGCGTTTGCCGATCTCGCAGCGGTAGTGCAGATCCCGCTCTTCCATCTCTTCGGCAAGGGTCAGATATTCGTTTGCATCGCCTGCAGCTGCGTTCTGCAGCAGGGAGGCAAGGCGGTAAGGCGTCAGTCCACTGGTGACGGCGGTATCCCAAACGGTGCGCACGCCGGAAAGGCTGGGGGCGGCAAGCTCTGTCTGCAGGGCCTGCTTCTTTACCGGGTTGCCGCGATAATCGTAGAGTGTAATTTCTTTCATTACCAGGCCCCGCTGATAGCGCCGAATCCGGCGGTTGTCTTGATTTGCCGATGGTCATCATCTTCTTTTGCTTCGCGCTTTTTCACCGGCTGGTAGTCGTATTCCATATCGCCTTCCTGGTAGGTGGCAAACCAGCAGAGTGCCCCGGCAATACCCGAGTCACCGTGTCGCTTCTTGTTATCGCTGCCGGTGTTCTTGGTGTCCGGCAACTTGGCCACGCCCTTGATGACCTTGAAGGCCCGGTGATCTTCGATGACATCGGCATCCTTTGCCAGCAGCCAGTTTTTATCTTCAAAGGCCGCCTTATATTTCGGCATGTTTTCCCGGTACCAGGTTTCTGAGAGCATGACCTGGCTGATACGAGTCGCCCCGTATTTCTGCATGGCCACCTCTGCCAGATACTGGCCGTTTCCCCTGGCATCAAAGGCCCCGTGTCTGAATCTGGGCAAGCGGTTGATGATGTAAAAGCAAATCTGTTCCTGCTGACGAAAGGGCATGTTGCGCAGCTCAAGGATAAAGATCGCTCGCCAGGTTGCGCCCTGGGTTTCTTGTGCCGGCAGCATGACGGTTAAATCGCCGGAGCGGGCAAAGTCCTCACCGAAAACCGTTTGTCGGTCGGGGTTCAGGCCGGTCAGCAGCGGCAGCAGTGTTTCTTCACACCAGCCCTCAACCAGCGACTGGCGATAGCTATCGTCTTTCTCGTTAAACTCGTCGGTCTGGCCGTAACGGATTACCGGGATCTCGGCCGACATGCAGCCCTCGATCATCGCCCTGGTGAGGTAAGTGCCCGAGCCCTGGGAGGGGATGCAGAACAATTCCTCCTGTGCCGCCTCGCCGTAAAAATCGACCAGGTCGGTTCGCCACTTGGCCTCCGCTTCCGGCGACCACTGGCGGTTCAGCGTTAAGCAAATCCGTTGGTACAGGCCGTCAGCCAAAGCATCGTCCAAGGTTACCCGGTGCAGGGAATAGGGAATGCGCCCGGCTCTAATGTCGTTTATCAGTTCATTGAACGGGTTGGCATCACCGTTATGGGTGGAGATGATCCGCACCTGGCCGCCCCACA